CATTAGTTCTTCAGACACAAGATGGTACAACTGCACCAGCTTCCGTTCAATATACAGACACTGCAAGAACTATTTTCTGTAACATTACTAACACAGTAGATGCTACAACAGCAGGTTCGTTTACGTTCATCATTGAGTATGTGCAAATTGCATAGTTAATCTGGTGGGGTTAGCGCCCCACCCATAATTTATAGGAGATTAGTATGGGTCATTCAGCACATTCTGACGTCACACCTGTATTTATTAGCGATGAGAATGCCGCTGACCCGGATCGTTTAGTAACTGCAGCCAGACCAAATACATCAGCAACAATGGCCGCTACCACATTTGCGGGAGGTAACGCTAGAAATGTTACTGTAACAACCGCAGGTACTAGCGATAATGGTAAAACTTGTACAATAACAGGTACGGATGTTTTTGGTAACGCCATGACTGAATTAATAACTTCAACAGGTTCTGCTGAGGCTGTTGCAGGAACAAAACTATTTTTAACTGTAACTGCAGTAGAGTGTTCAGCACAGTATGCGGGTAATATTACAGTTGGTTCTGGTTCGTTATGCGCACAAACAATACAAGGTGTTAACCGTATTCGTTTAAAAGGGCTTTCTATAGTTTCTGGCGGCACTGCTGGAGTTATAAACTATTTTGACGGTACACCAGAAAGTGGTACAATCTTGTTTAAGTCACGTACTATAGGCACAGATAATTCCACTAACTCAAACACAATACCCGGGGAAGGCGTACTCTTTAAAGATGGTATGACTGTACAATATACAGTTGCTACCATTGATATGATGACGGCTTTCTTTGCGTAAGTATTACAAATCGGGCGGGGGCGTAAAATCTCCCGCGTGGACTCGCAAAGCGGGTAAAAGTGAGTCTGGTGGACTCAACGCAAAAGGCGTTGCTAGTTACCGAAAAGCTAATCCCGGAAGTAAATTGAAGACAGCAGTTACTACAAAACCTAGCAAACTTAAAAAAGGTTCTAAAGCTGCTAATAGACGTAAATCGTTTTGCGCTCGTATGAAGGGCATGAAAAAACGCAACACAAGCTCTAAAACAGCTAACGACCCAGACAGTCGTATAAACAAGAGCTTACGGAAGTGGAATTGTTAGATGGCTATATCTCGCGCACAGATGAGCAAGCAGATACAAAATCCTGCGTCTAAGCTGTCCCAAAAACGAAAGAAGGTTGCAGCTAAAAAACGTAAAAAGGAATTTAAAAAGTAATGCCATATTTAACCAGCAGCATACCATATTTTAAAGCGTGGGTACGTAGAGAATACACTAAAAACTTGGAAGAGTATCACGGTGAATTTCTACACTGCATGGTTATTGGTGTTACTACAATGCCTAACCGCACTCTTAGTTTTCAAGTCATATTTACTGGTTGTGAATCTGACGACGGTGACGATGAAAATATACATGGTGGAGCCATGTGGGCTAGAATGCCCCTTACAGCCCTTGTAGCTGATACACCCTTAGAGGAGTGGCCTACACCCTTACCTACATATTTAGCACAACCTTGGGACTGTATGTCCCATTACCATTCTGTGTACAAACTAGAACGAGCTTCACCTGCCCCTTGGATAGCCAAAGTAGATGGTGAGTTTTACCCTGCTAAATACCTATTTACTGTGGATTACACTGATAATGAAGTGGCTGATGATCCTGCGCAACATAAACAAAGTCACGTACTTGAATTATTAGACGCTGGAGAGTATACAGGTAACATAGTAGCATTACCAAATAATCGGGTTCGTGTAACGCACCCTGCGTGGTTTGAGACAGGGCAAGGCGCTCCGGACTTTAAACCAAACCAACACACTTATAATTCAAAAGAAGACGTAGGTTACGTTTGGGATACTGAAAGAGTGTTCAACAATCTTTACAAGGAGACAGACCAATGAAGATGAAGAAAAAAGGCTACGCTATGGGTGGCATGAAGAAAAAAGGTTACAAAGCAGGTGGCAAGATGCCTAAAAAGAAAATGGGTGGCGCACCTGCGGTTTCACCAACACCAAAACTTCGCCCAAGAGGTTTAGGTGCTACCAAAAAAGAAATGGATACAATGGATCGTGGTTTTCGTATAAACGCTATGGAAGGCCGCGAAAGAGAAGAAATGAAGGGCATGAAAGCTGGAGGCATGACTAAAAAAGGTAAAGCTGCAGGTGGCATGATGAAGAAAAAAGGCTTCAAAGCTGGAGGCATGACTAAAAAAGGTAAAGCCAAGGGTGGTAAAATAGGCGGTAAATCTAAAGTACGTGGCGCAGGTATTGCCCAGCGCGGTGTACGTCCAGCAAAGATGAGGTAGTTATGCGTACGTATTATAAGTCTGGCGGTAAGATATGTGCAAAAGGTAAATCTTGGGCAAAACGCACTTTTGATACTTACCCCAGTGCTTATGCCAATATGGCTGCATCTAAATACTGCAAAGACCCGAACTATGCTAAAGGTAGCAAGGGGAAGAAAAAATGACGTTAGCTAAAGGCAACAAAAAGAAAGTTAAGAAAATAATAAAAGGTTTGAAAAAAGCCTCTAAGCTTCATGCTGGGCAAGCTAGCACACTTAAAAAGATAGTTCGCCCTGCTAGAAAGAAAAAGTAATGGGTGACTTGAAGAAGTGGCGGGATCAAGACTGGGTTAGGGTTGGTACTGACGGTAAAATAAAAGGCGCGTGTGGAACTTCTAAGGATAAGAAGAACCCTGACCGCTGTTTACCGCGTAGTAAAGCTAATAGTCTAAGCCAAGGTCAACGTGCTACTACGGCAAAGAAAAAGAAACGCGAAGGTGCTAAAGGTAAGACTGTAGTAAAAAACACAAAAGCTGCTACAGTTAAGTTATCAGGTGGTGGGTTAGCCCGCCGGAAACGTGATATAGCACGAGGGTGTGGCGCGGTAACGGAAAATAGACGGAAAAAGACGTTGTACACGTAAAAGGATTAAACCATGACTACATCAGGCACAACAGCGTTCAATATGGAGTTCACAGAGATTGCAGAAGAAGCGTGGGAACGTGCTGGACGTGAAATGCGTTCTGGATACGATTTACGTACAGCTAGGCGTTCTATGAACTTAATGACAATTGAATGGCAGAACCGTGGCATAAACATGTGGACGATTGAGACCGGCACGGTGAGTTTAGTAGAAGGCACTACACGGTACCCATTACCCGCGGACACTATTGATTTGCTAGAACATCAAATACGTACTAACAGTGGTAACGCTAGCACACAATCCGATCTTACCATAAGCAGGATTAGTGTAAGTAGTTACGCATCTATACCTAACAAGTTAATACAAGGCCGTCCGATACAGTTGTTTATCGAACGTTTACGTGACCAGCCTCATTTTAACGTGTGGCCTGTACCCGACAATAATGACTACGTGTTGTACTACTGGCGTATGCGCCGCGTTGAAGATGCAGGTGCAGGTGTGGAAACTGCAGATATGAATTTTAGATTCTTCCCCTGTCTAGTCGCAGGGTTAGCTTATCACATAGCTATGAAAGTTCCTGAGTTGGTAGATCGTGTGCAGATGTTAAAGGCCGTATACGATGAACAATTTGATATGGCAGCTTCAGAAGACCGAGAGAAGACCTCGGCTCGTTTTGTGCCTAGAATAAGTGTGGTGTAACTATGACAAACAGATTTGCCTCTGCTAAAAAAACAATAGCGGAATGTGACGTCTGTGGGTTTCGTTACAAACTAAAAGAGTTGCGTAAAATCGTAACAAAAGGTAAAGATACTAATATAAAGGCCTGTCGTGAGTGTTGGAACGGTGACCACCCTCAAAATAAACTAGGGGAATTTCCGGTTAACGACCCACAGGCAGTACGTGATCCACGTCCTGATTTTGCAGGATATGGTAGTAGTAGAAATATTCAATGGGGATGGAACCCTGTTGGTGATGGAGATAACGTTTACGAGTTAACCACTAATAACTTAGAAATGATAGTCTCTATAGGCGACGTGACTGTAACAACTACATAGGAGGTGCATTATGGCTAAGAAACTAACTGACCTGACCGGAGATGGTAAGGTAACACAAGCTGACGTATTAAAAGGCCGTGGCGTTTTTAAAAAAGGTGGTATGGCTAAAAAAGGCTACGCTGCAGGTGGTAAAGTTAATAAAACCAAGATACGCGGTACAGGCGCTGCTATTAAAGGACTTTTCGCAAGAGGGCCAATGGGGTAATCAATGAACTACGCTTCGCTTAAAACAAATATAGAAGATATATGTGAAACATCTTTCACCGCTGACCAACTCGCTATGTTTACGCAGCAAGCGGAAGAGAAGCTGTTACAAACGGTAGACATCCCAGCGTTACGTAAAGTAGACGACGGGCCAGTAGCAAACACAAACAAATTGTACACGCTACCCGACGATTACTTATACACATACAGTATAGCTATCATAAACAATGGCACGTATACTTACTTGTTAAACAAGGATGTTAATTTCTTACGTGAAGCGTATCCGAT